GTAAATAACTAACAAAAAATACAAAAAATACAAAAAATACAAAAAATACAAAAAAATCAACAAAAAATCAACAAAAAAGTTCATAATGGTATTAATAATGAACTTTTTTCTTGTAATAATAAATGTATTATAAACGCTTACGACGACCTAAATATGCAGCCGCAGAGGTCCCTACCATTCCATACGCAGTATGAGGTTTATAAATACTCGTTCCTTTGCTTTGAGTGTAACATAGTGTATTCGAACAGTTATTAAATATCTTATTATATGGAAGCAAAGTTGTATCAAATAGAGTACTATAATATCCAGACCGATGTAAACTATTTTGTGGATATGATGTTACATTACTATTGGATGAATTTTCTAACATTGACCCAAAAACTCCATTAATGGCTGACATTATAATATTAGTAGATATTATTTAATAACAACTAACAAAATTTCAAAAATAAAATATTTATTTCAAATATTAATACAATTATTGAATTTTAAAATGGCGCAAAAAGTAGTTTAAATTTGTGTTTAAATTAGTTGAATGTCCCCATAATAAATACGCGCTTAACGACCCTGCAGTGAGTGGATTATTCCAGTCTTCATTTTGAAAGTGCCTTTTTAAATAATTTAATCTTTTCGTTTTATCATGATGGTCTAAATACGTAGATGAGTTTTTATATCCAAAATGTATTGTTTTATCAGGTTCTAAAAATGTTATCATAAATTTTTTATCAGGTTTTGTAGATGGTTTTAATGATATAAATTTCATCTAATTATAATAACTATATAACATTTAATTATTCAAAAATCTTTAATTCAATTATATTATAAAAATAGAAAATAGAAAATAAAAAATAGAAAATAGAAAATAGAAAATAGAAAATAGAAAATAGAAAATAGAAAATAGAAAATAGAAAATCGAAGAAATAGGTATTTATGCAACTTTTTTACCGCAAGCACTACAACCGGGTTTTACGTTATGAACTCGACCAATCATATTAAAATTTAAAGGTATACTAGGGGTAACCGTTTTAGGTAAAACGCTAATATTGGGAGAGTGTTGTGCTAAATAACTATTATTAGAATAAATAGATCTAGAATTATTAAAGGACATCTTAAAATGATTCATATAATAATTATAAAGATTTTAATTTAAAATTGTTTTATTTTAGACAAAACTAGTGTAATTATGTATATTTGCACAAAATGCTTCAGACTCAGCATTAAATTGTGCTAGAGAGGTTGCGTCTTCTAAAATTGGTTTATTAACAGGGAGGTTAGAACAATTACAATCGAAATAAATTAATAATTCACTAGATGTGGTTATTTCAGTAGTTCCATCATCAACAAATTTGATGGTAAACATGCCATTAGTAATATCTATGATTTCTGCTTTATATAAAGCATTTGAAGATAAATATAGTTTCTTTGCCCATACATAATCGCCAACGTTAAAGGTGTATGTTACTGATAAAATTTGGTCTTGTAAAGAATTAAGAGCAGAACCATAAATTCTTAAGTCGGCTTCTTTGTTATTTACATCAGGACAGTCACACCCATTAATAATTGATGATTTAAATGTTTTGCCTCCATAAATAGGATATGCTTTATTAAATATAATTGGGTCACCATAATTAGAAGGGATAATGCCTCTTCTTAGAGGACCCTTGCCTTTAAGTCTATTTAAATATCTGTCATATGAATTATGTTTGATGTCACACCCTACCCCTCCAGGAGATAACGCGCCGGGCCTTAGTCTTGTTATTGTGTGGCGTACGCTGCTACCATGATATGAAGTTCCAGAAGCAGTTTTGACGGTTTGGTTAGATGGCTGAGCGCGATCACTCATTTGGTTCCAATAAACATTTGGGGGCGCATAATAAATAGTGCCATTTTGGTCGATTGGTTGCCAAGTAGATAATGGTTTTTGATATCCGGATAATCCTGCTAAATTCATTGTATACAATGATGATCTAACGCGAACTGTATTTTGAATTAATCGTTGTCTTTGATATTGTGAAGCTGGATTATTACTGGTTAAGTTTGTATTACATCCTCTACAATTAGTCATATTACCAGTAATACTAGCGGTGTCATTTTGAGGTTGATTAATGTTTGCTGGATTTTGATAAAATAAAACTGGGTCTAATAAATTAACAGTTGTACCGCTCATTTATATAAATTAGTATTTTATTATTATTGCTTTATTAAAAAATTGATTTAATTAAAAATAAAACATATTTGTCGTAATAAAACATAATTGTTGTAATAAAACATAATTGTTGTAATAAAACATAATTGTTGTAATAAAACATAATTGTTGTAATAAAAACATGCTTGAAGAATCATTAAACCGCGCTAAGTATTGTTGTATTATTTGTAATAAACAGTATACTAAACGGTCTTCGTTAGATAGACATAAAATTCTTTGTGAATTTAAAATAAAGACACCAAGAGAACATAACATTGAAATTGAAGAGTTAGAGGATATTCCAACTTACGGACAATTAGTTAAAATCGTCCAAGAACTATCATTAAAAATTATAAAAATGGATGAAAAAATGGAACAAATGCAAAAGTGGGTTGAAAATAAGAAGAGAAAACTAAATGTAATAGTATGGCTAAATACAAATGTAGTTCCAACTATAGGATTTTTAGAATGGATAAATACAGCGTTGCTTGTAAATCCAAAGAATTTTGAGAATTTAATGGATAACACCTTATTTCATACAATACAACAGATTTTTGAACAAAATTTAAAAGAAACCGATGACTTTGTGCATCCGATAAGGGCATTTTCGGAAAAAGCGGGAGTGTTTTATATTTGTGAAAAAAATGTAGATGGAATTTCTGAATGGAAACAATTAGTTTTAACAGATATGATTATGATTTTAAAAAAAATTCATAATCAAATGATAACCGAATTACTTAAATGGAAGACAAATAACCAGTGTAAATTTGATGATAATGCAAATCTTTCTCAAACATTTAATAAGGCAGTTATAAAACTGATGAATATGACTTTTATTCAAGATGTCGCAATGAGTAAAATTAAAAATGGATTATATAATTATTTAAAGGCTGACCTAAAAATTATGATTGAATATGATTAAAATATAATTTGATTAATATAAATTTATTACACATTTTCTCATTTCTCTAACTCCGTAATAAACTGGTGATACCCCCAATTTTAACTTAAAGATTTAATGTTAAGTATAATATATTAAATGTCAATTTATGGTCATTTTACGCAACAATATTATGGTAATAAAATCATTTTTCCTGAAAAATCATTTTTCCTGAAAAATCATTTTTAATTGCAGGTATTAGTTTTTATAAAGAAAATTGTTCTAACCTAACATATAATACTGAATTAATTATGAAACATGATGTCGATAATAAATATGACCCGTTTGCGATTTCTATTATGACTAACGGCAAAATTATTGGATATGTTCCAAATATTGAAATAAAGGAATTATGTAAAAATAATATAACTACTCCATTAAAAATAATAAATATAAAAAATATTAATGGTAATTATGGGGTTCGTGTTATACCTAAATGTTTTTATGTATACGACCCTATATTAGAAAGTAATGTATTTTTCTCTAATGATTAAAATATGATTTTATGGTTTAATAAACATTCTCCAAAGGATGTCAGCATCTGGTTCAAATGAGGTAGTCACTCCATCTAACATCCAAGACGAATATGAACTTTGAGTTCCGGAAAACATATAATTACCAGTAAGCGTATCAAAAAAATAATGTGTATGAAAATACCCCAACCAGCCGAATGTTTGTGGACCATACCCAAAAGGCAACGGAGTACCGTCCATCTGTTTAGAGAACCCCCCGCACCAAGAAGTGCTTGGAGATAATAAATTAAAACAACCATTACCAAGACCGTTAAGTCCAGTTTCACACATTGATGGCGTATATTTTGATGCCAACAACCATTCAACAGTTTGCGGTGATAAAACTCTAGTTTTATTATCTGATAATCCTTTGTTAATTAATAATTTTAATAATTTACAATAATCACTAATTGGTCCGCATCCTCCCCCATCAAGACCTCCAGTTAAATAATCAACTGTTAAAGTATCTGTTGTTTGTGGTGCTGTAAAATAATCAACCATTTGTGTTTTAAATCCGTCACCGTCGGCTGCTGGGTCGAATACCTTATATAAGGTATTATTTTTTACGTTCGGGCCTCTAGCAAAGCCATAAAACCCTAGTTCCCCTGGAACCGCTGGTTTATAATCTTGTCTTACAAAATACGCATCTGTTAAATTCTTTAATACATCAGACGGAGGATTTAACGCACCAGCCCCTAACCAAGATTTTGTCATCCCAAGTGGTACAAATAGTCTGGAGTGTGCATATTGGGCAGCAGTTTGGGGAATATTTTTGATGTGTAATGCTGCTCCAATTACTCCTGCAACAAAAGTTAACCCAGAGTCATAAATATTTTCGCTACCAGGCTTACACAATAGAGGGTATGTTTGAACGCGATCTATTATAAGTTTGGTAATACTTGGTAAATTGGTATTATTTTCAAACATATTTGTCACAAAATCAACATGCCCTACAGTGGATTCAATATTTTGTAGCCAAGCAATGTAATTTTGACCGTTTTTATTGTCAACAAAATTCATTAACAGGCTATCACGCAAACTACCAAGCCCCCAATAAGAATAACCTAATCCAGACGAACAATTTGTAAGCATTCGAATTGTTATAGATTTTCCTAAATTTTCATCAGTAGTTAGTAATTGTGTATATAATGGAGTTCCATATGTATCATATTGGACTGGTACATTAGCAGTGCTATCACTAACATATGTAGTTATATTTTCAAATTCTGGAATATATTTATACACAAAATCATCAATTGATCCAATAATTCCATCTTCTAACGCGGCTCCAAGAAGTAGAAACCCAAGCAGTTTTGTTTGTGATGCCCATCTCCAATACATATCTTTATTTACGGGTTCTCCAGTTGGACCAGCATTACCAGCCCCAATAAATATTTCTTCTCCGGTAAATGCGTTTCCAAACGTACACGCCGAAAAAGGGGCTCCAGATAATAAATTATTGTTATCTAGATACTCTTTAACACTCGCAACACTTTTTGCCGATATTAAAGTAGAAGGAGTTGGAGGAGGAGGAGTTGGAGTAGAAGTTGGAGGAGGAGGAGTTGGAGTAGAAGTTGGAGGAGGAGGAGTTGGAGTTGGAGAAGCGTTCGACTTAATAAATTTAAATATACGATTGTATTGTTTACTACTACGGGTCATATATATATATATATTTTAATTAATTAAGACAATAAAAAAATCCCGTTTTTTTATTTTTAAAACATTTATTTTTGTATTGGAATCGTAATAAATATTCATATAACGGTTTAGATAATACAGATTGAATACATAATTGTTGAAATGTATGAGGATTAGACGCCTGGTCTATTAAATAATGTAAAATATTACGACAAAACCCTTGTTGTCTATACTCTGGATAAATATAAATCCCAAAAACAGTTAAAATTTGGGGGCTATTTTTAAAAAATATTAATTCTCCATAATCACATTCAAACGAAATTTTGCCATTAACATATGTGGCATAATTTAACAAAAAAGTATCAATAATATCTTGAAAATTATTCATAAACTTGCTAGCAATGTTATTATAATTTTATTTGATTGTTTGGCTTTAAGTTCAAAATATATATATATTATTAAATAACTTAAAGGGCTTTAAGTATCCCTTAATTTATATATTTTAATTTATATATTTTAATA